ATTTCTTCCTGGCGCTCATGCGCAAGCCGAACATCACGGCGACCCAGGCTATCCAGATAGACGAGGAGAAGATGGGCCTTTTATCCCCCATGATCGGCCGGATCGTGGGGATGTTCGACGGGATGTTTCACAGGCTTTACGGCGTCTTGGGCCGCGGCGGGTACCTTCCGGAACCGCCGCCGGAGCTGGAGGGCCAGGAGCTGACCGTCAAGTACGTGGGCCCGCTGGCCATGGCCAGGCAGATGAGCGAGGCGACGAGCATCCTGCGGACCTACGAGGCGGCCGGGTTTATCGCCCAGGCCGACCCTATGGTCATGGACAACTTCAACGACGACTGGAACCTCCGCCGGATCGCGGAGATCAACGGAATGCCGACCGAAGGGATGAACGACATGGACCAGGTCCAGCAGATGCGCCAGGCCCGGTTCGCGCAGGAGGACGCGCAGGAAGCCGCGGAAGGCGCGGCGGCTGCGGCCGGAGCGATCAGGGACGTGGCCAGGGCGGAAAAGGATTTGAGGCCGGAATAAATGGACATCGTGGAGCTGGAACAGAAAAAACTTGAGAGGGTGCGGGAACTCCAGGACCTGCATAAGGACTACCTCTGGTTATTTTACGGCAGAAAGAGAGGCAGGAGACGGGCCGACCGGGTGCGGGACCACCTTTTTGAGACCTGTTTCATGTGGGACGTGATGATCGACCAGGACGAACCGGCGACGGATCTCGGCCTGGCTTTCCGGGAAGGACGCCGGTCCGTGGCCCTGCATATACGGTATATGCTGGAGCCCAAAAATTTCACGGACGAGGCTTTAATGGAAAAGATACAGGAGGAGCAAGGTTATGGGATGGACTGACGAGCTGGCGACGGAGGAGCTGAAAGGAAATTCGGTGCTGGAAAAGTACGAATCCAGCGAGGCGGCGCTCAAGGGCCTGGTGGACGCCCAGGAGCTGATCGGCAAGAAAGGTATTTTGCCTCCGGGCGAAGGCGCGGCGCCGGAGGCGGTGGAGGCCTTCAAGAACTCCATCAAGGAGCACGCGGACGCGATCCTGCCGGTGCTGGTCGAGGTGCCGGACAACGCGGACGGCTACGAGATCAAGATCCCGGACGAGCGCCCGGAGGAACTCGCCGTGAACGAGGAGCTCCTGGCCGGGTTCAAGGCGAAGGCCCACGAGCTGAGGCTTTCGCCGAAACAGGCGGCGGAGATGGCCGACTGGTACAACAAAATGCAGATAGAGACCTACCAGAAGGACAAAGAGGCGTACCAGAAAACCCAGGCCGAGGGCGAGGCGGAGATCAAAAAGGAATTCAAGAACGATTACGACGCCCAGGGCAAGCTCGCCCGGGCGGTGGTCAAGAAGTTCGGCGGCGATGAGACTGCCAAGTTTTACGAGGCCGCCGGGTTTTTCAGGCACCCCGGCACGTTCAAGATGCTGGCCGGCATTGCCGCGGCGTTCGGAGAGGACAACCTAAAAGACGGCATCACGCCGTCCATGGAAGGAGCGAAAACGGAGGACGAGCTCCGGCAGATGATGAGGGATCCGAGATACCACGATCCCGCCAAGAGAGACAAGGCTTTCGTCAAGGAAGTGGAAGAAGGCTGGAGAAGGCTTTACCCGGAAAAAGTCCAGGGATAGCCCAGCCATAAAACCGGCCCCAGGGCATTTACGGTCCGGCCCGGGTGTTTAGCGGACACCCGGACACGAATTGCATTTTTGGGACACCCGTAAAACGTAAACCCTAAAAAAGCGATTTGAAAGGAGGACTGTAAAATGCCCCCTACCATAGACCAGGCATTTATCAAACAGTACGAGGCCGAGGTGCATGAGGCCTACCAGCAGCGCGGGTCCAAGGCCCGCGGGACCGTGCGCCTCAAAACAAATGTTGTCGGATCGAGCACAACATTTCAGAAGGTCGGCAAAGGAATGGCGAATGTCAAGAATCGCCACGGCGACGTCACCCCGATGGACGTCGACCACACACCCGTGGAGTGTACCTTCGCGGACTGGTACGCACCGGACTACATCGACAAGCTGGACGAGCTCAAGACGAACATCGACGAGCGCATGGTGGTCGTGAACTCCGGAGCGTTCGCCCTGGGCCGCAAGGTGGACTCTCTGCTTTTCGCGGCGGCCAGGTCCGGCCTGGCGGCGGCGCAAAAGGTCGCGGCCGGCGCGGCCGGGCTCACGCGAAAGAAGATCCTGGAGGCCTTCGAGATCCTCCACAAAAAGGATGTGCCGTTCGACGGCAACGTGTTCGCGTTCGTGGGCGCCCACCAGTGGCTGGAGCTGCTCAATATCAGCGAGTTCAAGGACGCCGATTTTGTCGGCCCGAACGAACTGCCGTGGATAAAGGGCCCCGAAGCCAAGATGTGGCTCGGCGCATTCTGGCAGATGTCTACCGAGCTCACGCTCTCCGGCGGAAACCGGTACTGCCTCATCTGGCACCGCAACGCCATGGGCTGGGGCGAGAACATCAGCGGCGTATGGACGGACCTGTCCTGGGTACCGCAGAAAGCGGCCTGGCTGGCAGACAACGCGATCGCCGGCGGCGCGGTACGGATCGACGACGAGGGTGTTGTCGAGCTGCCGTGCGACGACGACGCCGCGTTTACCTAGGCCGTTTATTTTGTGTGTTTTCTTTTCATGGGATACCTCCTGTCTGAGCGCGTTTTGCCGGGACCGCCCGCTTTACGCAAGACAACCCGGCACCACTTTGAAGTGAAAGGAGCGTAAAAATGGCCTTTGATAAAGATTATTTCACCCAGGTCAATGTCGGCGCCAAGCAGGGCCAGCGCCTGTGGATGTACTACACGGAAGATGACGTCGCCACAACCTTGAATCTTGGGGAATCGACCGCCTATTTCGACCTGTACGACTATTTCCCGCAGGCCGCGAGCGGCGACATTATCCTCGTATTCAACGCCAGCTCGGCGGCGGCGCATGTGACCATATTCGCGATTACGGTAAACACCAGCAACGGCACGTCCGCTATGGTGTGTCTGGGTAATATCGAGTGATAACCGCGGCCGCCATACTGGCCGCCGTTTTAACCCTTGTCCCTTTGGTTCGGATCCGTGGGCGTTTCACCCACACCGAACCAAAGGCCCACACGTTCGGACTAATCAGCGGCCTCGGGATCATGGCCGGCCTGGTGCTTGGTTTTCCGGAGATTTCCGGGCCGCCGGCCCAGGCGCTGGCCGCATTTTTCCTTTTCGCGGTGTTTTCCTGCGCCTGGTCGGACATGCCGTACCACGCCATCGGCAAGCTGCCGCAATGGGCCGGGTTCGCTTTCCTTTTTTTGTGCGCCCGGGCCGTGCCGGCGGAGACGGCGCTCATGTGCCTCTATGTGCCGTCGGTCTTTGTGGCGGCCTACGGGCTTCTGCACCAGATATGGATGCGGGACCCTTTCAACGAGCAGATCGCCAAGGCCCTTAAAAACCACAAGCGCACCCGGATGTATTCCAGCCTGGGAAATCCGAACTACGTGGGCGCGTACCTGGCGCCGCAGGTGTTCGCCGGGCTCTGGCTGGGGCTCAACGCGTCCTGGTGGTTTCTGGCGCCGCTCCTGATAATCGTGCCGGCGCTTGTGCTGTCCCGCTGCCGGGCGGCGCTCGTGAGCGTGATCCTGGGATTCTGCTTTGTCCCCGGAACATGGCCCTATGTCATTGTTTTGGCGTTTGCCTACGGTCTTTTGACGAAATTCCGGGCCGTCAAGGCGTTTTTTTCCGCGAAGCACCGGGAGAACTACCCCTCCGCCATGGAGCGGATCGCGTATGTCAAGATAAGCCTAGCCCTGATACGCGAAAGGCCTCTTTTCGGCTGGGGATTGCAGGCGTTCAAGCGAAAGATCTTCCGCGTGCAGGAAGTTATCAGGCTCAACCCGCGACACATGGGCGAGTACGCACACAACGACTGGCTGGAAATGCTGATCGAGTTCGGCATTTTCGGCTTTGTGCTTTTTGGCCTGTTTGCCGCGGCGGTGTTTTCCGCGGGCTGGGGATCCTATATCCTTCTTGCCGGTTTCGCGGCGTGCATCGTCAACGCGGCGCTTTTCTATACCCTGCACTTGGCCGTGACGGCCCTGCCGCTTTTCGTGCTGGCGGGCGTTTTGTCCGGGCCGGCCGGGACGGTCGCCGTCCCGCCCGTTTACGGGCTGCCCCTGGCCGCCGTCGTCGGCTACCTGGCATATACCTGGTGCGTGCGGCCGCTGTTGGGGCTTTATTTTTACAACAAATACATGGAATCCGAAGAAAAGGACATCGAGGTCGTTAAAAAGGCGCTTTCGTACGCCCCGTACAACAGCCATTTTCTCGGCACGGTCGCGGCGGCGTACCATTTCGCCGACCCTGTCCAGGCGCTCCACCTCCACGGAAAGGGTCTGCACCACTATGACGGTGAGGTGACGGAGTGGAGCGTCTGGAACAACTACGGCCGGGCGGCCGGGAACGCGAAGGCGCTCCTTCTGGCCGAGCGGGCGTTCGAGGCCGGGCTCGAACTGAACCCGGAACAGCCGCACCTCAAGGAAGGCCTGGCGCAGACCCGGGAGATCCTGGCAAAGCTCCAGGCGCAGGCGGCCAAAAAGTCAAAAACGGTCAAGAACCTAAAGACGAAACGCAAAAAAGGTAAAAAGAAATGAGCTACACGGAAACAGACGCGGCCAACTCGGCGCTCATGAAGATCGGCGAGGCCAGGCTCTCGGACCTCGACACGGACACGGGAGACGTGGCGGCCAGGTGCCGCGAGCAATTCGACAAGCTGCGCCAGGAGGTGCTCCGGGCCCACCCGTGGAACTGCGCCATGCGCCGGGCCAAGCTGAGGCAGTTGAGCGCGGACATCACGAACGCCACGACCGGGGACCCTGTTGCGATCACCGCCTCAAACGAGTTCGAGGACGGCGACCACATCACCATCGAGGACGTGGAAGGAATGACGGAGCTGAACGACGAAGGGTACCTCGTGGCCAATGCGACCAGCGTGGATTTTGAGCTCCTGGACGAGGACGGCGAGGACGTAAACGGGGCGAGCTACACAGCTTATGATACCGGAGGCACGGCCAGGCGGACGCCGGCGTTTCAGTACGAATACATGTACGAAAAGCCGACGAGCTGCCTGCGGATCATCAGTATGGTGGACCCGGACGACGATTCCATCGAGTACGACCACGCGGTGGAGGGCGGTTTCGTGCTCACCGACGAGGACGAGTGCTACGTGAAATACATTATTGACCTCACGGACCCGGACAAGTGGGACGCCATGCTGCGGGAGGCGTTCGCGTTCCGCCTGGCCGCGGAGCTGGCCTATTCCCTTTCCGGATCCAAGACGCTGGCCGACAAGATGGACCAGAAGTACAGCGACATGCTGGACGCCGCCTGGAGCGCGGACGGGCAGGAAGGGTGCCTCCAGGTGGTCGACATGGACGACTGGATTGATGCAAGGAGCGGATCTTGAGGGTTGCGCCGATACATAACAATTTCACGGCCGGGGAGCTTTCCCCGAAGCTGGGCTGCCGTGTGGACCTGGCGAAGTACGTAAACGGGCTCAAGACGTGCGAAAACTGCGTGATCCAGCCCCAGGGCGGCGCGTGCAAGCGGACCGGGTTCGAGTATATCGCCGAGGCCAAGAACTCGGCCAGCGGCGTGCGCCTGGTGCCGTTTATCTTTTCCGAGACCCAGGCGTATATCCTGGAGTTCGGAGACCAGTACATCCGGGTCTACAAGGACGGCGGCCAGGTCCTCAACGGCGCGACGCCCGTGGAGGTGTCCACGAGCTACGCGGAGGACGGCCTTTCCCTTTTGAAGTTCGCGCAGACCGCGGACACGCTCTATATCGCGCACCCGGACCATGCGCCGGCGAAGCTGACCCGCACCAGCCACACGGACTGGACGCTCACGACGGTGAGCTTTTTTCCGCCGCCGTCCAGCGTGCACGACTGGACCAACGCGGTGACGCTCACCCCGGGGCAGATTACCGGAAACGGTGTTACGTTCGATTCCACGTCCGCGATCTTCCAGACCGGAGACGTGGACCGGCAGATCGTTTTCGGATCCAGCCGCGCGATCATCACGGCCATGAACACGACAACGAGGGTCACGGCGGACATTATAGACGACTGGCCGGACACCGATCCCATGGCGCCGGGCGACTGGGCCCTGCGCGGATCGCCGACCGGCTCCGTCACCCCGAACAAAAAAGAGCCTCTGGGCGGCGAAGTGACTTTAACCAGCACGCTCAACAGTTTCCGGTCCGAGGACGTGGGCCGGTATGTGTCCCTGCACGACGGGTTTATCGAGATTACGCAGTACACGGCGGCCAACAACGTCAAGGGCGAGATCCTCAAAGAGCTGACCGATACAGCGGCATCCGCAACGTGGACGCTGGAAAGCGCGGACTGGAACGCGACGGACGGGTACCCGAAGGCGATCGCTTTTTTCGACAACCGGCTTTTTTTCGGCGGGTCCGACGGATATCCCTCCACCATCTGGGGGTCCGTGGCCGGCGATTACGAAAACCACACAGCCGGGACCGACGACGCGGACGCGATCCACACATCACTCCTGTCCGGCCAGGTGGACACCATCCTGTGGATGGTCGGCACGAAAAAGCTCATCATCGGCACGGCCGGCGCCGAATGGTGGATGAGCGGCGGCACGGGCGCGGACGAGGTCATCACGCCGAGCAACAAGATGGCCCGGGCCGAGACCACGTTCGGCAGCCAGGACCGGGCCCCGGTGCAGATAAACAACAGCGTGCTTTTCATCCAGAAGCCCGGGAAGAACATCCGGGAATTCAACTACAATTTCGGGACGGACGCCTACGAGGGCAAGGACCTAAGCGTCCTGGCCGACCACCTCACGTGGTCGTACGGGATCGACGAGATCGCCTACCAGCAGACGCCCAACAAGATCGTATGGGCCAGGCGGCTGGACGGGGCGCTCCTGGGGCTGACCTACATGCCCGAGCACGAGATCATCGGCTGGCACCGGCACCCGACGAGCGGCGAGGTGCTCTCTATCGCCGTGATACCCGGAGACAGCGAGCACGAGCTGTGGGCCGCGATCAAGCGCAGCGTGAACGGGTCGGACGTGCGGTACATCGAGCGGCTGAAAGCCACGGACTGGCTTTACACGTACAGCATGACGGAATCGACGCCCGCTAATATCGTCACGGAAACCTGGGGCGACAAAACCGGCGCCGATTACCCGGGCACGACCGGGGATTCATTGATTCGAGACCTAATGCCCGACACAAACGTCGGCGACTGGCCGACGATGGAAGTGCAGAGCCCCTATTACGACGCCAATGCAGACAACGATATCATCAAGTTTTCCGTCCGGGACGATATCGCCGGTTCGCAAATCCTATCCGCAACCCTTTATTTGTTCGCATACAGCGTTGACGTGGCGAATGCCGTCACGCAGGCGGGCGCTTACCGTGTTTTGCAGGATTGGGAAGAAACGGAAGTTTGCTGGAACAGCCGGAAAACAGGCACGGCCTGGAATACCGCCGGATGCGAGAGCGGAGACGACGGCCAGGAGGACGACGGCACGGCGGACCGAAAGGCCACGGCCGAGGATACGCTCGCGGATATAAGCGCGGCCGGCTGGTGCAGTTGGGATATTAAAGACCTGGTGCAAAAATGGGTCGATGGAACGGCGCAGGAATACGGTGTTCTAATCAAGGCGATCGGCGGCGCCAAGGCGGCGCATTTCCGGACGCGGGAATCCACGAGCGCCACGCAAAGGCCTTATCTCGAAATATGCTACAGACCCGCACCCGCGAGCGTCGAGGGCGAATACACGAACGAGGACGAGGCTTTTTACGTGGACTGCGGGCTGACGTACCTGGACCGCGGGGACATTTCCGCGATCAACGCGGCAAGCCCCGCCCTGGTGATCGTGGACAACACGGTCACGAACGACGACCAGGTGTATCTCTACAGGATCCAGGGCATGACCGAGCTCAACGGCAGCACCTTTGTCGCGGCCAACGCGACGAACTACGCCACGGGCACGGAATTCGAGCTCACCGACGGGGACGGATATCCCATAGACGCAAGGGGTTATACACCCTACGCGTCCGGAGGCTACTGCGAGATCATGGCGACGGTGATCTCCGGGCTGGACCACCTGGAAGGCGAGACCGTGGCGATTTTGGCCGACGGCGAGGCCCAGGCCGAGCAGACAGTGTCCGGAGGGCAGATCACGCTTTCCGCCGCGGCCCGGCATGTGCACGCCGGCCTGGCGTACACGCCCGTCATCGAGACCCTGCGCATCGAAGCCGGCGCTCCGGACGGCACGGCCCAGGCCAAGATAAAGAAGATCCACGAGATCAGCGCCCGGTACCTGGGAACGAAGAATTTTCAGATCGGCCCGGACGCGGACCACCTGGAGACAAAGACGACCGAGGTTTCGACCGAGGACGAGGACATCGAGAGCGCCTTCCCGGGCGGGTACAACCGGCACGGGCGCGTTTACGTGACGCAGGACGAGCCGCAGCCGATGACGCTGCTGGGGCTCATGCCGAGGATGAACGTGGGTGATGGATAGGGCACGGGAAATATTCGAGTTCGAGGGCCGGATCGGCGAGGCGGAGATCGTCGAGTTCGAGCCGGAGCACGGCGAAAAGATATTCCTGCACGCCGGGGATCCCGGGCTCAAGGACTACTCGCCGGCCATCATGGAGGTGTACGGAGAGGCCGGGCCCGCTTATTCGGCGATTGTGGATGACCGGGTCCTTTTGTGCGCCGGGATCATGCTCATGTGGCCGGGCGTCGGGACGGCCTGGGCCGTCGTGTCGCCTTTGATCGAGGTCTACCCGATCGCGGGGTCCGCGGCCATGATGTACGGCCTGCAATACCTGGCGGACAAGCACAAGCTCCACCGGATCCAGGCACCGGTTTACGAAAAATTTGAGCGCGGGATCCGCTGGGTGGAGTTTTTGGGGTTCAAGCGCGAGGGGCTTCTCACGGCCTACGGCCGGAACAAGGAGAACTATATCATGTACGCGTATGTGAAGGAGAGCGATTAATGGCTTTTATGGCGGCGGCGGCGCCCTACCTCATGGCCGCGGGCGGCGTTATCAGCTCGGCCATGTCGGTGGCCCAGGGCATAGGCGCCAAGAAGATTTCGGACAGAAACGCCCAGGCCCTGGAGTACGACGCCCAGGCAAGGCTCGCGGCCGGGCGCATCGAGGCCCGGGACCACCGGAAGATGATCCGGAGTTTGCTTTCCACGCAGCAGACGAAGTTTGCGGCGAGCGGACTGACCGGGAAAAACGCGCTCCAGGTCATGGAAGAAACGGCGGCCGAGGGCGAGCTGGACGCCCAGCGGATCCTTTTCAACGCGGAGACGGACGCGACCAGGCTACGCAACCAGGCGATCCTTGAAAAATGGCAGGGCAAGCAGAGGCGCACCGCCGGCTGGATCAAGGGCGCGACGGGGATGTTGAGCACCGGCGTCGGCGTCGGAAAGATGATTGCATAATGGCGAGGATACAGAGATATCAGGCGCACAGGAAAGTGGCACCCTACGGCACCGGCGTCCGGATGGACCCGAGCGCGGCCGCGATCGTGCCGCGGGCCGTCGGCGAGTTCGGCGCCACGCTGGCCGGATCCGGCGAGCCCTTCTTACAACAAAGACGCGTGAGCGAGTTCAGTCAACAAAGCCTTGAAGTGACAAAGGAGTTCGCCGAGCTGGAGGCCTGGGCCGAAAGCCACCAGGATTTCAAGACACTTGAACCGGAGTACAACCGCCGGGTCCAGGAGCTCAGGGAAAAGCACAGGAAACAGATCACGGATCCTCATGTCTGGCGGGCTTTTTACGAGGATTTCCAAAAGCTGGACATCCGGGCCGGGATCAAGACCCACGATCTGGCCGTAAAGCGGGAAAAAGACCATAACAAGGCGGAGCTCGTAAGAACTTTGGACGACTACGCGGACATGGTGATCCGTTCGGATGATTTCCAGGCCGCGGCCGATGCTCTTGGAAAGGCCCAGGCCTCGCTTAGAGGTGCGACGGCCGCCGGCACGGTCACGGAAACAGAAGCGGCGAATTTGATGGAAACCTTCCAGGACACCACGCAGAAAAATTTTGTCAAGCGCGAGATCCTGGCCGATCCCATAGGTACCTACAAGCGGTTGACGGACGAAAAAACCGACCACTACCCGGAACTGGACGAGGCAACGCGCACCGATTTAACGAAGTACAGCCGGGACATGGGCGAGGCCTTTTTAAAAGAAAGGCTCAACATGGCCATAAAGCGCCGGAACATCGAGGAAGCCCTTTTAAAGGACCACCAGCAGGACCAGGAGCTCGATGCAACGATCCAGGCGCTCCAGGGAAACATGACGGAAACCAAACTGATCGCGCTCGCAAAAAACAGGGACATCCGGCGAACGCCCATGCTGTCCATACTGGAAGTCGTCAACAAGATGGAGGACGGCGAGGACGACCCTTATGTCAAATTGTTGACGCGTCTTGAGATATCCTCCGGCCGCGGATCCGC